TTCCAAACTTCCTGCTGCGGATCAGGTTCACCACCAAAGATCGGCTCTTTCTCACCCACAATAGCTGCTACCGGGCTAGTTCCTACTACGCGAGGGCTAATAGACATTGGTCTTGATCTTCCAACCCTTGCTGGCCTTACATCTAACGGCTCAAAACCAGTGTCAGTCTCTGGTGCGGTCAGCGGGAATTGCTGGTTTAAATACTCAATCAGTTCCTGATCGCTCAATTCAGACAGATTTACCGGCTCTTCAGCAAGCGCTTCATCTTCAGTCGCACCCATATCTTCACCAGCGTCTGTACCTAGCAACTCTCTGCCGCTAAGTTCTTCCACAGGTCTAGCTTCAGTGTCGCCACCATCAGCGCCAGTTGGCAATCGGGTTGTTCCGGTTGGTGTACCAACGCCAGTAGTTCTGCCTGTAGTACCACCCGGTCTGCTTGGCTGTGCTTGGGTCTGCGTTTGTGTCGCTGGCGCACCTTCGGGCGCAGGCTCTGGTGCAGGTGATGTTTGCGTTTGTGTAGCAGGTGATGTTTGCGGCAATGTTCCAGTAATCGGCTCTGAGCGAGTGCGAGGCGCAGTTCTAGTATCTGGCCTGATGTTACGACCTACCTCAATTACCGGCTCTGGTCGTTTTGCAGTCACTTCAACTGGCCTTAGACCAACTGGCTCACCTTCCATACCAAGCGGTTCACCAGCAGATGTTTGTGCAGTAGCTGGTGGCTTTCCAGTACGCAGCATTTCTGCGACCTTCTCAGCCATGATTTGATCTTCGTCCGTTTGCTGGAAGATGTTACCGGGCGTAGCTAACGCACCAACGCTGACTAACGCTCTAGCCGCATTGCTTGCACCAGCATCAATTAAGGATTCGACCGTTGCTCGGTTGACATACTTCTTCGCCATGTCTGGCGTGTTGGCAACAACCTCTTTCAAAAGTTGTGCGCGACCTTCTGCGCTAGTCAGAATTCTTTCTAGTACAGTACCTGCCCCACGTTCTGTGGCATTCAAAACTTGCTGCAATGGCGTACTGTTAGCAACAATCTTATCAAGTGTTGACGCTGGCACTTGAGTGACAAGGTTTCTCACCAAGTTCTGCTCAACAATGTTGCTTAAGGTGCTTACCTGCGCAGCAGACACTGGCGCAGCTTGTGCCACATCAACCTTAGAAGATGGGTCACGAACTGCCTTAGTGATCAATTCGTCAACATCAGCAAGTCTAGTAGCAGCTTGTTGTTCAGCATCCGTTTGAACGCCAGCGGCTCTCTTTACTTCAGCTTGAATGTCAGCATCAGTTGGCGTTAGCAAGTCACGGGTAGCTTGTTGTCCTGCTCTAGTAATGGTTCCAAGACCAGCTTGCAACAACTCTTCTTCTAACTTACCACCAGCCGCAGTACGACCTATTGCTTCGCCAACGTCAGCAGCAATGTTGGCAGCAGTGCCAGTTTCATCAATATCAAATTGAGAAGTGACGCCAGAACGAGCAAGAGAAGCGGCAGCAGAACCAACGCCACCTGTTAGGGCAGACACACCAACATCACCACCGGTAATTGCGGCACCGGCTGCGCCACCTACAGCACCGCCAGCAGCGTTAGCCAAGGCTGTTTGTATTGCGCTGCCACCAGCATTCATTGCGGTGCCTGCTTGCTGTGCAACTTGAGTGCCAACGCCTTGACCGATAAAGCTGCCAAGCGCCGCCCTTCCAATGTCTTCTACGCTACCACCTTGTGATGCAGAAATAAGGCCAGCAGTAACCGGCTGTACCGCAATACCTGTAACACCAACAGTAGGAAGTAACTGTGGCGCAGCAATAGCAATAACGATGACTTCAGGGTTTTCAGCAACGTACTTAACTGTATCAACAATGACTTCAGCAACTTTCTCAACTACGCTGCCTACCGCCTCAACAGTTTTCGAAATAGCATTTCCTACAAATTTTACAACGGCGCTCATGCTGCACCTCCGCGAGATGGCCCCGTCTTAATAGTTCCCATGAATGAACCATCATCCATAGTCTCAATTTCATATCCCATGTCGGGGTTGGGTGGATTCTTGGAGATATAACGAAACACGGAAATAATGGCGGGATCATCGAATGTTGATGCCATTGTGTCAAAGCCCATCTTGTAACAGGCTTTGATGAATTCCACGCTGTTAGCTAAGAAGTTTGGCGCGGTATCAGCATTCAATGCACGAAACCAACCAATGCCGGGCGCTGCTTTGTGGATAATGAATAATGTATTACCTTGCCGAATAAACAAGGTATCATCCATTTGAAGTTCAGCATTAATCATAGCAATGGCTTTTGCACGATCAACGCCAGCATCCGTATTCATTGAGGCAATCGCCACAATATCTTCTGGACTTAGCTCTTGTTGCTGGCTGTCCACCATTTGAACCATGATCACCTCACCGGGTCGAAGATTGCCGCCGTGTAAACGTTCCCCATTCCAGCAGCAAGACTTAAGATCAGCCCATCAGGAGTCTCGCAGTCCTCGGACAAGAAAATGCTGTCTTTTTCCGTCCGGTTAGGAATAGCAGGTACAACACCATAAACTAGATTGTCAAGCAAAAGTAGCGTTTCAAGCAAGCCCGAAGCGCCCATTGTGTGACCTATTTTTGGCTTAAATGACGTTGCAACAAAGCTATCCAAAGTGGTGACTAAAGCGTTCTTTTCTGCCAAGTTATTGGATTCTGTGCCAGTGCCGTGTGTTTTCACAATGCTAATGTCTTGACCGAACACGCCGCCATACATCATGGCACCTTCAATGGCATCAACGTAACCCTTACCGTCTGGTCGCTGGCCTATGGCATTGTTCCACTTCTCAGCGGCGTGATACGCCCCTACCAGCCTAGCTTTAGGGGTTAGGCCGTAGTAGTTGACCTCACCTTCAGCCATCAGCACCGTAAAAGCAGCGCCTTGGCCTACATAGAAGCCACCATTCTTGCTATCAAAAGCGCTTGGCACGATACCCTTAGTTTCTTCTTCTGCCAGCGTCAGGGAAGCGCCAGAATCGCCAAAGAACTGCAACACTGAATTGGATACCGCATCCTCAACCGTTAGGATCAGGAAGCGAGTAAAGCCAAATGCTTCCAGCATCAGGCAATCCATCAGGGTTTTAAGGCTAGAAGCGCAGGCAGAAGCGTCTGTGGCTATGTAATCAGGCTCACAGATCATGTTTGCCAGCCTGCCAGCCATGACTTGCGTCAAAGTAAAGGGTAGAAACTTGTATTCGTAGTGCAGTTGGGTGTGCATTTGGCTACTGCGCGGGTTAATGCCTGCAAAATGGGCATTACCGCTGGCTAGGATGAATGCAGTTTTGCCAAGGGAAGGGTTTTGCTTTAGCCACTCTACCGTTTCAGGGGCTAACACCATGTTAGCTAGGTTATGCGGTGGGTATTTGAACCCATGTTTCGCACCTTGGTAGCTTTCCGGTATGAAATGGGTGCGCTGCGGGTGTAGGATGTCTTGGAAGAGTGTGGTTTCAGTGTTGGATACGGTATGCCCATGCGTGATAAATAGGCTCATACCATCACCTGCAACACGGCATTCACATCAAGTATCGGCGTTCTTGAGTTAGCCACCAGAAACTCTTTCATTTGCCCAACAGTCTCTGGCCTCATCTCTTTACCCCTCTCTTCTGAAACATCAAAGGCGTCACAGAGATACATACCGATAATCAATAAATCCAAACTATCAACTTCAATCTCTTGAAAGCGCACATCTATTGATGTGGCCGTAATTGTCGATTTTCCGACAGGTTTAGCCAGTGCCATTGCCACATTAAACAACCGCAAGAAGTCCTCATCGGAAATCATGTCACCCCCAAAGTGCGTGCAATCTGCTCATGAATTAACAAATGACTATTTACCCAATCGTAAAAGTCATCTTCTTGGTTGAAATCCAAGTCTAGCAGATTAAAGGGGTCATTCAAGTTAAGAATAGTGGCGTAGGCTTGGTGTTCTTGTTGGTGTATTAACAGCCAATCGTCCAAGTCCTGCGGGTCAGCATCAATAATGGGGTAGCGCGGCACATAGAAGCCAGCATCCGTCAGTCTTTCCCAAAAGACTTGGTGCTGTATGCCATTCTCAAATAGAAAATCACGGAGGCTGTCTGGCTCCCCAAAAATCGGGGTAGCCAGTGCGTCCATGTTCAGGCTCATCTATCAGCCTTTTGGTCTAAGCGATCAAAGATTTTGCCTAGCATGTTCTTAATGTCACTAATGTCAACTCGGTAGTCATCACGGTTGACATAAATCATTGGCATCTCTGCAATTCTGTCTTCGATCCTGACGATTGAGCGCGAGATACTGTTCAGTATCCACCCAAAAGCGGCTCCGGCGGCTGCAAAAAGAATGTTGATCAGAAACTGAGGCTCCACTTTCAGACTCCGTAATAGGGGATTTTTTTTGCTGTTCCATTAACAATGATTGTGACATAACCTTCAGGGGCAAGTGGCAAGCTAGGATCAGGCATTGCCGCTGTGTTGCTTGTTGATAAGTTGGCGTACAGGTTAGCAGTGACAGTGACATTCGCCAAAGTCGCATCGCCACCTGTAATGGCTACGGCATTGGCATTTTGCGTTGCCATCGTGCCAAGACCAGACACATTGGCAGTAGAAATAGCAATGGCAACATTGGCAGCATTTGTGATTCTGCCTTGTGCATCAATTGTAATCTGAGAAACATTGGTTGCGCTACCGTAACTTCCAGCAACCACTGCGGTATTTGCTAAGTCGATTGTAACGTTGCCGGTCAGTGCGCCACCACCCGCTAGTCCGGTGCCAGCAATAACATTAACCGTGTTTGCCGCAGCACCGACATTAGCCGCAGTCAAAACTACTGCGCCAGTCTGACCATTAACGGATAAGACAGCAGGCGACTGATCTATCTTCTGCCAGACGCTGCCATTAAAGATTGCCCAATCGCCAATCTGCCAATCGTTAATGCCATTAAGATTAGTTGTCCCAGCAACACTTACAACGTAATAATGGTTCTGCGTACCAACACTAGAGGTAAGTGCTGGCGAGTTTGCATTAGCATCCCATGTGCCTTGATATGACAGGGTTCCTGTCGCTATACCACCGCCACCAGCTACCTTTAGCATGATTACTCCTTATAAACCATCGCCCGGAGTGATGTACACCACAGCCGTGCCTGATGCAGTCACCCCGGTAAAGTAAGCATTTGGTACAAACGTCAATATCTCATCCGTACTTGGCAACAATGGGAATGCTGGCTGGCTGCTAGTTACTGTTGTAGCCGCTGTATTGGCAGCATCAGCCGTAGTTCCGTAGCCAAGAAACACAATGCCAGTTCCTGCATTAATCACACGATACTGGTTGCCACCTAATGTGGTTGAGGAACACTGAACGGGCGTAGGCGCAGTAGTGGCAGCAGTAAAGACCACCGTGTTGCCGGTCTTGGTAAAAGCATTAATTCCCATTTTGCACCTCCCAAGCCTGTGCTGATTCGTTCCATGAATACCTCTCACCGTCAGTCGGCATAGGCACTGGTGCTACCCACTGGCAAACGTCTGGATCAAGATTCCATGACTCGTATGGGCGCGGAGGCGCAAACCCATCAATAGGCGCTGGCAGATAAGAATAGCCAATACCAGCATAGTTCTTGCGAAAGTTGCCGTTATAACTAGTTTGTTTCCAAGTGCCGCCAAATAGCTTTTCGCAGAAGGCAGCACCAATGTATTCTTTCTCAACGCCATTAACGTCTGACGTATCTTTGTTATCAACAACGATAACGCGAAGCACTACGTTATTAGCATCCAGTTCAGCAAAGTGTGCCATTACGCCTCCAGTTTCAAACCTGTTAATTGCATTTCATCGCCAACTATGCCAACAGGAAATGTATTAAACGACATACTTATTCTGACATCCTCACCTTGTACTGTTGGCACATTGTGTTCTAATGACGAAGGAAACAAGACTAACCGTCCTTTAATCGCTTCAAACCACCATGACTCAGAGTTGTACAAGTTCCAATCTTCAGGTGGAAACTTAATCTGTTGCCAACCAGAACGGTAAAAATAAATACGGTCATCAGGGTTAGTGTTGAAATAAAACACCCCTGACACAAAGCTATTCGGATGCGCGTGCTTGTGGTGGAACTGACCCTGCTCAGAATAGTTAAACCAGCTTTGCGTTATGCGTAAGGCAACATCATGCTTTGGGTTGCTTGTGGCTTTAAAGTATTCAGCCACTTTGTCTTCAACCCACTCCCGCAAGGAAGTCATCACCGAATCACGCAATACAAAATTATCAACGCTAGTCGTGTTTCCATCATTCGGCCTAGTTTCTTGACCACGAACAAATAACAGTTCTTCATCCGTTAACTCACGGTTTAGGTCAAACATTCCGACAGGGGTTGGGAATAGGTGGTGCATATTCATCCGATGGCTTCCTCTAGTTCTTTTTCTTCTGCGGCTTTTGCTTCTAACTGTTCTGGCAACCAAATCGTCGGAATGCTTTCCTCAAACTCTTTGATCTTCTCCATCACCCAATATACTTCTTCAATCGACGGGCAAGGTCTAGGATCATCCCAACGGGTAAACACGTTGTTAGAAATTTCCCATTTTGCATTCGGACGCAACATCTGCATTGCTACGTCAATGCCATAGAACCTATAGATTTTCTTCATAGTTATGAGTTTAGTTTGATAATTACGATGCCAGAGCCGCCAGAACCTCCTGATCCACCGCCGCCACCTGTATTTGCTGTGCCGCTAGTGCCTGACTGTCCTGTTGGGTTCGAATTGTTTCCAACTCCACCACCACCAGAAGCCGTACCCGCGTTTGTTGAGTTGTAGATAGCTCCAGAACCGCCACCGGCATAAGTGACACTACTTCCAGAAATAGATGAGGATGTTCCTGCGCCACCGTTGCCGCCAGTTGTGCCAGACCCATTACCGCCAACACCACCGGAACCACCACCGCCGCCACCACCAAAACTTGGAGAATCTTGCGATCCAGTACCACCATTATTACCTTGAGAAGGAGATGTGCTAGGCGTGTTGCCGGAACCTACTGTATTTCCGTACCATCCACCGCCACCTGACCCACCATTCCGACCGCCAAATGAATCGCCACCAGCACCACCTCCACCACCATCAGATGTAATAGTGCTAAATACAGAATTGCTACCGCTTGCACCTCGCGCATCAGTATTTGAATTTGTATATGCCGATACTGCTCCACCGCCGCCAACGGTAATCGTGTATGTGGTTCCAGCAGTTACGGACAAACTCGTACCTGTGCGAAATCCACCTGCACCGCCACCTGATCCACGCGAACCCGCACCACCACCACCACCACCAGCGACTACCAAGTAATCAACGCTAGTCACACCTGTAGGGCAAGTCCAGTTCCTAGTGGATTTAAAAGTAAATACTGTTTGTGATGCAACGCTGTATTTGAGAATGACTACGCCAGAGCCGCCTGCGCCAGAAGGTACAACTTGAGTTCCATAAGAACCACCGCCACCGCCGCCAGTATTCGCGGTTCCAGACGTTGCAGGCGTAGGTGCTTGAGTAGCGCCATCTCCACCGCCTCCAGAACCACCAGTTCCTTTTATAAAATTACTAGCGCCACCGCCGCCACCAGCATAAGTTACAGAAGCACCTGATATAGACGAGGCAGAACCATTTCCCCCATTACCGCCTGTATTTGGTGATAAAGAAGCCGCGCCACCTGCTGCGCTTGCTCCACCACCGCCACCGCCAGTGCCAGCGCCAGCTACATTTGCCCCTCCATTATTCCCCTGTGATGGTGAAGTGCTTGGCGTATTGCCTGCCCCCGCCGCGCCAGCCGTATATGCAGGTGGGTCATTTTGCGATCCAGCGCCGCCTCCAGAGCCTCCGTTTCCTCCGTCATACACAGCGGCAGTAGAACCGAATCCACCTCCACCGCCACCACCGTTAGATGTAATGGTGGAAAATGTAGAGTTGCTTCCAGAATTTCCTCTTGCATGAACTGATATACCTGCGCCACCACCACCCACAGTAACTGTATAGGTAGTACCAGCGGTTACAGATAGCCCTGTGCCAGTTCTAAAACCGCCAGCACCGCCGCCCGCAATAGAGCCGCCCCCGCCACCGCCAGCTACAACCAGATAGTCCACTTGCGTGACACCATCTGGACAAGTCCAGTCAGCAGTAGCGTTAAAGGTTTCGATGATGGTCAAGCCGCCGCCACCTCCGGCAGCACCATAACCCATCAAAATAGCTTGTAGGATGCCTGTCATGTCAGATTCGATCCAGAAATGACCCACGAAGTATTAGTGATCTTGACCGCAGTTGCCACACCCCACTGAGTAAGCGTTCTGCTGCCAGTAGCACCGTTCGATGACAAGTACAGCGTGTCAGAAGTTAGCGCAATCGTCACGTTGTTAGCCGAACCATTGATGATGGTAACTGCCGAACCCACCGTAAACGATACGTTAGAGTTTGCCGGGAAGGTATAAGTTGCTGCCGCCTGCCCTGTTGGATGATAAATATGCTTGCCAGCATCACCTAACAGCACATTGTAGTTTCCGTTTTGACTGTTTTGCGGAATACCAATAAATCCAGCAACATTGGCGCTATTTACTACTGCATCACCAATCGTTGCATTGTTTAAAGTGACATTGCCTAACGAAGTAGTCGTACCACCTAAAGAAATTGTGGTATTACCAATGGTGACGTTACCTGTCGCAGCGCCGGGAGCCTGACTCTGCCAAGTCGTACCATCCGAAGTCAACACATTGCCGGTAGTGCCGGGCGCTACTTCCTTGACCGCCGATGTTGCATTGCCAAGAATGACATTGTTTGCACCTAGCGTTGTTTTTCCTGTACCACCTTGGGCAGCAGTTACTGGTGTTGATACGCTAGAAATAGTGACGTTTGCCAACGTCATGTTGTTTAGCGTCGATACCGTATTGCCTAGCTGAATAGCGGTATTGCCGAGCGTGATGGCTGTGGCAAAGTTTGCGTCCAGTTGCGATAACGGAATCGTTGCTGTCGCATTAGCAAATATATTAGGTACTGGCATTTAGAACCTCGCTCTCAATTCATGCTCAAACTCAAAACCGTTAATCACAAATGGCGTGACGCTACCCGTTAAAGTCATGCCTAAATACTTACCAAACATTTTGGCATCTTTTTTGTACAAATAGTAACCAGCGCCTGAACTTGTAGCACCTGACCAGCCAATAATGGCGCTGACATTGTTGCTCCAAGAAATAACTGTGCCAACATTATTCGTCCAGTTGACCGCATTGGTAAAGTCAATCGCGGGTGACTGCTGATTTTCCGAATCTACATACGCTACAAAGATAACTGGCGTATTTCCAAGCGTTGCTTCAATACCAATCTTTAGCGCCTGCTTATCCCGAATAGGATCACCCATCGGTAACAAGGCAGTTTCCAAAACCATATCAACTGGATTGGCTTCGTCTTCGTAAAACTGGAACAGATTTTGACCGCTAGTGCCGTACAGATTTAAGAATCCATCCTTAAACGCTGGCACTACATAAAAACAATTAGCAAGCTGGTTAGTAAAAAACCACTTACGCTCAAAAAATGCCGCCTGTATCCAGCGCTCAGTGCCATCGTCATTAAACTTAAAGTTAAAGACTGCGCACAGAATGTTATTAATTAAACACTGACCACCTGTTATTTCGGTAGCAAAGTTGATCAGCGGGAATACGCCATCTAACGGATCACTGATCTTGGTAGTGGTAGCGCCAACCAGCGCATACACACCGTATTCGTTCATGAACAACACAGAACGGAAGTACGGGAAGATGGCATGTTTTAGCGCTGAACCGACCGATGCAGACACGTTGGTGTTGGTAAACAGCGTTGTGCCAAGCGTCGAATCAATCCGTACATCGGAGAAGACGTTAATGCTATCCTCACCAAACACATATAAGAAGTTGTTGGCTGACAGAATACGGGTGATGACTGTACGCAGTGTTGCGTCACTAATCGTGATAAAGCCAGCAGTCAGATTTACAAAGTCATTGTAAGTATCCGCAGCCGTGTAGTAAACCGTCCGATCCTGCGCAATCCAAGTGCGACCTGAGAAAGTTGCAATATCCGAACCGCTTTGATTCAAAATCGTACATGTCACATTGGCATTGCTTCCTGCGCCAGCAATCGTGACAGTCGGCGTCGAGGTGTAACCTGTGCCAGCCTCAGTCACAATAATTTCAGATACTGCGTTTGCAACCACAGTTACTGTGCCGGTTGCTTGCACACCATTAGCTTCATTTGGCGCACCAAACGTAACTGTTGTGTTGCTTGGAAGATAACCGCTGCCTTTGTTATTGATAGTTACCGAGTTGACGCTGCCAATGGAATGCAGATTGACGCCATCCCAAGTCTTGTAACCTTTGGCTGGATCAATAATCAGGGCGCGTTCGTTGCGCCACTGCGTGATCATTACATTGCTGTTTGAGAATGTATTAGCAGCGGCAATGTTGCCTTGAGCACCTGTCGTAATATTGACGTACTGCGCAGAACCATCGTTCTGAAACGCCAGCACATATTCATTATTCTGAATGTTGACTGACCCCATAAATGTCACATTGGCACTAAATGCGACATTAGCAATTTGTTCGTTGCCGGGGATGGTCTTTAAATTGCCGTAACCTATGGGCTGGATGTTTTCCATCCAACTAAACTCACCATCACCAATAACAGTGCGGTTGTTCTTAGTGTTAAGCCCTTTGAAGTCCTTAACTACGGCATAACTTTTCTTTTGCTCTGCCGCAGCCATGTTAGTACCCCGCTGTGTAAGGTGTGGGTAGTCTGCGGGTAAAGGTAGTATTGAGCGCTTCTAGTACATGCTTGCTGTACTCTTGCTTGAATATCTCTGCTTCGCCATAGGATTGTTCCTGATATTTGGCAATGTAAGCAGCGTAGAACGGCACAGCTTCAGTAAACGGCGTTGGCAAAGTCTCCACATCAGAACCTGCCACCATTGGATCAACCAACACCACCGTGTCGATCTCCATTTGATAGGCTTGATCAGGCTTTGGGCCAATAAAAATCTTCTTAGGCCCATACATGGAGAACCCAACAGGTCGTCCAGTATAGTCTTGCCAGTAACGTAACTGAGCGTTGAAGTCAGTCCAAGGCAAGTAGTACAGCGGGATGCGAGAATTGCCCCAATACAGGATGACGTTCAAAACATCAACGGTATTGTTGCCTTCAGGCAGGTCAGCAAAATCAATAGTTTCTACGTTGTATGGTGCAGTGTGATTCTGCAAGACGCGATTGCACCCTGTGTCTCTGACAAGGGTGTTACGCCCATCGTTTATGTAATCCGTTAGCTCTGCATCTGTCCAGAAGTTCGCATTAACGTCATGCAATAAACGGCGGGTCTGCGTAATGTAGCCAGACAGCGTATCTGCCATGATTAACCATTAAGATTTGCAACTTTCGCCGCAACCCGTGCTTTAGGCATGGGTGCGGCTACTCGTTCCACCACTGGGGCTGACAAGTGGACGGGCTTAACAGACTCTTTTGAGAATGAAAACTCGCCCAATTTCTGCATTGCTGCTTCAAACTGATTGCTCATTTTCATCCAGCCAAGTCTTATAAGATAAGGCTCTTTATCATCATCGCCATAACCAAAGATATGCTTTGCTGCAATTTCTGGAATCTCGACTTCTTTCCCCGGCTCAAAGTGGTACACCGTACCATCCAAGCCATCGGAAAACTTATCAGAACCATTATTGCGAACAAAGATCGTGGTCATAGCGAGACAATATCTCCATAAAGGGCAATGTCGCAAGTAACTGCGGCATTGACCGAACACCTTACATAAAGCACTCGGGCAGTTTGAACGTCAGTGTTTGCAGCAGAAGCCAATGTCAGATCATCAAACTTTGTAGAGCCAGTTGCAGCACTCAAAGCCTGATCCGCAGCAATGGTAGTGCCTCCACCGCTTGCGGCAGTGAAGACACCCACATTGGCACCACTTGCATTACCACTGAAGTTAGACAGAACTACCCGACGCACAATGTACTTCGTTGCGGCTTGCGCAACCAGAGTCGTGACATCGCCGGTAGCAGCTAGGCTTACGCCTGTCTGATCTGCCAAACGATAGTTGCCAAACGAATCTGGATACGACCGACCGACTGCATTTGCGTCCATAGCTCCCCCTTATGCGTAGGTTTCGCCAGCAGCCTGACCACCGTTGATGTCCAACAGCGTCACCGTTGCATTGCCAGAAGAATTCTTGGCAAACACGTTGACACCATCCGAAATCACTACGCCACCTGTGTTAGATGCCATAACGGTTGCGTTAGACGAACCGTTGTAAGCCAGCACAGTGACGTTAGCCGATGGGAACATGACATAAATACCTGCCGGAATGACAGTGCCATTGCCCGAATCGACTGCGGTAACGGTGACAGTCTGGAAATAGGCACCCGGAGTATTGCTCTGAGCGCCAGCCAGAATGATTTTATTAGTTGCGAGAGACATGGTTTCCTCCTTACAGGCTCAAAGAGTTGTAGCCCGTAATCTTCGTCATGGCTTTCGGCTTGGTGTTTACCAGTTCTGCAATCATCAGAACTGCACCAACGTAGCCAATCTGGAAGTTCGGAAGCGTGGACTCGAAACCAGTGAACGCAAACGATGCCTGCTCATGGATATAGAGCGAGAGATAGTTCGTGTTCAGCAGGTACAGAGTACCTTCCGGGCAATACGGGTCTGGATAGATCGGCACACCAGCAACCATCAGGGCGCGGAACGCAGCCTGTGGGCCGTTGGCATCGCCATCAAAGCCTGAACCGGGAGTAATCATGTAGTTTTCTTGGCCTACATAATCCTGTGCCAGCAGCGTCCAAGTACCGAAGCCGCAAACGCCGAAGGTTGGCACCTCTGCGCCGTTCTTCACGGTGCCGGAGATGTATTGCAGTACGTTTTGACGGGTTGGGTTGACCGAACCTGCCGCATACTGCTTGGATTTCCACCAAGTGTTTGTGCTACGGTTAATGTTGCCGTAAGTAGCAGTACCAGTGCCATCATCCACCGCTGCGGGTAGGCCGATGAACTGCTGGTTGTTGCTGGTGTTGTTGTACAGCGCGGTTGCCATCGAATCCATCATGACGTTCGTCGCGTCGTTCATACGCGCTTCGATCAGAGGGATGATTGCGTAGTCTTGCTGTACTGCGCCTTCCATACCGAGGAACGGTACAGGAGAAACCAGCAGCTTTAGGTTAAATTCAGCTTGGTAAGCACCCTGCTGGACGGATGGTTGAGCGAATGAACCGCTGTAATCCGACCACTGAGCGTTTACGAACTGAGAACCCTGCACCGGCACCGACACAGACGACACACCGCCAGAGGCAGTCTGCGAGTTTGCGATCAGCGCCGCCATCAGGGGCGTAGAGTTGTAGATTTGTACGACCAACTTCGGGATAAACGCCCGCCGAGTGACGTAGGTCAACTCGTTGTACTGATTAGTACCCGAAGCCGGAAGAATGCCGCCACCAATAGGCATAATTTACCTCCGAAGTTTAAAAAATAGCCCCTTACAAACCAATCGGCTTTGGATTCTTGCGAAGTTCTGCCAAAGCAGCGGCTGCATTTTCACGCGCAGCAGCAACTGGATTCTTCATATATCCCTTTACGTCCATTCTGGACATAACGGGTTGCGGATAACCGGGTGTTGGCACCGCAGCTTGCTTCATGTGACGCCAGTAATCCGCAGCAGTCTCATGATTAGCGATACCTTTTTCGGTCATCAGCTTCTCGATTTCGAGGATGTCATCATCAGTCTGTGCAAAACCTGATTCCTTCAACTTGTTGCGGCGGCGATTCAGTTCGTCACGCACTTGTTGAGCGCGAAGCTGGTTTTCGAGGTCAGCCACACGCTTTTCAGCGGCGTTTGTACGCTCGTTGACCATCTCTTCCATCTCTAGTTCTGGCATTGGAATGTCAGGATTGACTTCTTTTGCCAAACGTAGAAACGACTTGCGCGTTTTGGGGTTCTCAGACAGACGCTTTGACAGCGCTGCCAGTTCCTCAATCGCTTCAGGCGAGTAATTTTCCAGACTCATAATTAGCCCCTCTTCTTAATCAATAAACTTTTTTGGTATCACCCGGCTT